TTGATAGTGACCCCATTGCTCCACTGGCTGCAGCAAATATGTTTATGGCTATTCCAAGAATGGTTAGCCCAATTGCAGTGGATATAACCTTCTTTGAATCACCAGTTAAATTAACAAATAATGCAAGTTGAGTTAGTACTATAGCCACGGCTCCAAGACCTTTGATTAATGAACTTGCATTGATGTTACTAAACTTTTCAACGGCTACAGCTAACACTAATATAGCAGCGGCTAACGATAAAAGACCTAATCCTTTACCTATACCCATTCCACTAAAATTAGATATTTTCATAAATAAAGCTAATTCGGCACATAAAACACCAACACTAATTAATCCCTTAGCCAACGATTTTGTATCTATGGCTCCTAATTTCTTTACAGCTGTAGCTAAAATATTTATAGCAGCCGCAAATAAAATTAACCCTAATGCCCCTTTCACAAGACCTTTTGAACCATTTGATAGTGCCTGCGCCGACTTGACCAATATTGCAGATAATGCCGCGACACTAACTAAGCCTTTTGCAATTCCGTTCCAATCGAGTTTTGCCAATTTTGTCATCGCAACCGATAGAATTAAAACTGCAATAGATAACCCAATCATTGCTCTCGTAACCCTACCCATGGATTTAAATCCGGCACTACCCATTATTTTTTCAAATATAGCCATGGACGCAAATAATTCAACAAACATCACAGTCATAGCAGCCATCGATGCTGTTAACTTCGCTGGGTCAATTGTAGATAGAGCCAATAAAGATGCAGATAGTATACCAATAGCTATTGCTATGGTTACTAATGTTTTGGCTTTAAGGTTGGTTTGCCACGCTTTCAGACTTCCTTGTACTCCATCAAGAATTTCAGTGATGGTTCCGAGGAAACCTTTTCCATTTTTATCTACAATATTGTTTAGTGATTTTATAAACTTTTTTATGCCGAACAGAATAGCAGCAAATAAACCACCATTCAATACGTCAAGAATTGAATTAAAACCTGCATTTTGTAAAGCATTCATTATATTAGTTCTTATTCTATCGAAAGCGTTACCAACAACATTAGCTACTTTAAAAAATGCTGGTGCTATCTTTTCAACAACTTGTGCAATTTTTGAGAAAATGTTGTGTACGAACGCTCCGAGGGTTGTGAGTGGTTTAAAGCTTTTACTTACATGATCCGAGAATGAATCAAGTCCACTTAAATCTGCACTACCAAGTGATTTAAAGACGTCAACAATCATATTTATAGCCAAGGTTATTCCTTTAGCTATGATTTTTATAACATCACAGATCTTCTGAATAGCTACAGTAAATATACCCGACCTTTTAATAGCTTCATTTAATGAGACTAAAAAATCACCCAGATTTCCTGTAAATGATAAAAGACCATCGCCAGCTGGGAGTAAATATTGAACAATGGATCCTACACCCTTAGCAATAGCAACAAATGCTTGACGACCAATATCAAGAATTGCAAATAAACCTTTGAATGTTCGCTTAATATTTGCCGCGGTTTCATCACTTATTTTGAAGTTTCTTGTTAAATCTCTAAGTCCGCGAGTAAAAGCAACAAGTTTTTCACCAGTTAATGGTGGAAATATTTCGTTAAATGCCTCCGTTATTGGTCCAAGAACCTCTTGAATTCCTTTGAACGTGTTGAGTAATGCTTCAATTAAATCATACCTACCATCATTATCTTTCCAAAATGATAACATTGCATTTCTAGCATCAGACATCTTGGTAAGAAAACCACCAATAAAATTAGTTAACCCGGTAAATAATACTTTGGATTCTTCTAAATTACCAATTAAAATTTCAAATGTATCGGTCCATCCAGTACCAACAGACGCTTTTAATGTTTCCATCATCATTGAATAACTTTTAACATCTTGCGCTGCAGATTGTGCTTTTTTACCAATATCAGTATTTACATCGCCATATTTACCGAGAACATCAAGTAGGACGGTAGTTGTCGCCCATCCTTTAGATAATTCATCATTAAATAGAGCTGCTGAAGTGACCGCCTCTTTTGCTCCTGATATTTGATACATACCATCAGAAGTTTTCTTTAAAGTTCCAGCAGCAATGGCGCCAGCAATCATTTGATCTTTCCACTCTCTTGTGGCGACATTCGCGAGGTTTAAAGATTTATAATCCATGGTTGTTAGAAATCCACCAGCAATACTTTGTGATAGATTATACATTGCCATCGATGCGGCACCTGCATCCTGACCAGCGAGCGCAACCATATTAGCAATACCTTTAATTGCTGGAACTGATTTATCCAAATCAACTCCGGCATTTGTAAATTTTGCAAAAGCAGAAGTCATATCGTTTAAATTATAGATGGTTTTGTCAGCATAGGTATCTAATTCATTAAAATATTTTTCTACTTCTTCACCTGATTTTCCAGTAGCATTCATAATTGTTTGCATAGATGTTAATTTACGACCATAATCAGCATATCCATCCGCAATCGGGTCAATAGTAAGAGCGGATACGATTCTCTTTCCATAATTTATAGCTGAATTTGTAAGGTTCTGAAGAGCAGTAACACCAATAATTCCTAAATTTGTGAATCTACTAGCTATTGCGTCAACGCTAGATGATATGTTAGCAAGGGAAAATCTCTTCGCCATGTTTTCTAAGTTAATTAATCCTTTTGATGCTCCTTCTAACTTTAATCCATTCTTGAGATTATCAAGAGTTTTAAGACTAGTTTGAACACCATTTTCGAATTGTTTATTATTAAATTGCATTTCGACTATACGTTGATCTATAGTATTCATGTTGTTACCCCCTTCCATGCTTCCTCTGCAATTCTATCAAATATGGGTCTAAGTGTTGGGTTTATAAAATCCCGACCTTGAACATATCCACCATTCTTAGTACCATGTCCATATTGTATTAAAATTGCTATTGGAACTCCATCTATAACGTGTGAATTTGACCAAGATATTTTTGCTCCGCCACGGAATCGTTTAATTTCATAATTCCAGGACTTAGCGGTTTCTCCAGAATCAATCGGAGTAGATGCAGAAAGAGCGGCAACTCCTTCTCTACCATACTGATCGAGCATATTTAAATACTTTGAAGTCACTGTTTTATTAAAAAATTTTTCAGTGTATTTAAAATTACCTTTATGTTTAAATGTTATCATCCGATTATCCTCCTGTATGTAATGATTGTTTACGAGCAGCATTTAATGCTGAATTTCGATTCATAACTTCTCTCTTACTCATTTTTTTAGGTGGAGTATTCTTTATATTACATACAGTAATCAGGGTTATAAGTCTATTTAAATGCCATTTTTGACATTCAAAAGGTATGTTTAATGCTATCATCCAGTAATAAATAATTTCTGCCGTGACTATTTCCCTATTTATAGTTTTCTTTTCGGTATTTGAAAATGTGGTTGCAGTCATTTCTGATTCAATATACTCTCTGACTTGTTTAATATTGTCATCGGATACTGCTTTATAAACAACATCGTCAATATTTTGTGTTGTTGTCATACACTTTATGTAGTCTATTGTTTCTTCTATTGTTTTTTCATCTTTACTTAGAAATGGTTTCTTCCATTTTGACTCCCATTTTGAAAGGGAGACTAGTGAATGTTCTAAGTAGATTGTTTGCTCTTTTGAGGAGATAAATTCTTCTTTTATCTCGTCGTATAGCTCGATAGCAGGTATCGTGATCTTTAACATACTACTAGTCTCCTTGTTTCAAGCTCTTTAATTTGGTATTATACCATTGACAAATACTGCTGCCAGTTCGGCATCTGACGCAAGTTCCATAAACAATTCACTATACGCCACCGTTTGTACAAAGGAATCTCTAAGCTCTTGATTTTTAATAAATCTTTTTCCATCTAGAGATTTTTCACCATAAGATTTAAGAATCAAATCTTTCATTATTTCGACGATTCTCTTTGCATCTTGTGTCTGTACTATCTTAGTGAGTGTCTTAGCAAGACCTCCTTCTGAAGATAATTCCATTTCGGTTAATTCTGCTTTTGTAAGATTAAAGTAGAAATCCTCAGTTCTTTCATTTCCGTCGAAATCAACATAAGTGATGGTTTTCTTTAACATTTTTCTAACTCCTTTCAAGTCATGTATTCATTTATAATTATGAAGGCAGCCTCTGGAATCAGACCAAAGTTTAACAGCTTATTGAGCTGTTGTTTTACCTATAAACTATCTGCCATAAAAAGAGCCCCTATCTATACAGAGAAGGGCTCTTATGTGTTTTATAAATTAGTATGATTATGCTACTGTTGTAAAATTCTTAGCTGTTGCAGCAAGCGCCTGTCCATAAGTATCTACTACACCACCGATTGTAACGATGTATGTTGTATCGTTGGCTAAATCTGCTGTTGGGTTGAAAGTGAGAATCTTACCAGTTGCATCCCAAGTTTTAGCTCCGGCAACAATAACACCAACAGAAGAAGCAATAACAACAGCTTCACGCAATATCGCATTATTGAATGTAATAACAATATTAGAGTTAACCGCTATATTAATTGCATCGTCAGCTGGAACAATTGATGAGAGAGATAACGCTGATGGGGCAGCTTCTGTAAATATAGTAGCAATTTCATCAGGCATAGGAAGTCTAGCATCAGCAACATCAGTACCAAAGAGAATTGCTTCTAGAGTTGCTAGTTTTGTAGAGTTGACCTTTGTTGAGTCAATAGTAAGCGATGCTGTAGGTTTTAACCCAGTAACTGGAACTGGAGTAGTGCTAACTTCCCATGAGAACGTAATAGCCTCTGGTGAGTCATTAATTGTCTGATACCCCTTCTCTGAAGGTGCAGCCTGAGCGCCATAAATAATATGGAGTTTATATCCATAAGCTTCGCCGGCTACATCATTTCCAAGTGTGGTCTTATATACCATACCAAACATTTTTCTACTCTGTTGACCTACTACAACACCGGTAGCAATTTCAGAAGAACCGTCACATTGTCCGAATTCGTCTGGATATGTGTATGCTTCTACTGTTGCTCCAAATTCCTCAGCAGACATAAGATTAAGATATTTTGTATCGTCGGCATAAAGCGGAGACGCTTCTGCTCCGGAAGGGCTTTCTGTTACAGCAGTAAGACCGTTCCAAGCTACACCAGCAGGATATGTTCCATCTACTGCTTGTACATATAGCACACCATTTTTAACGCCTGTTTCATAAAATCGTTGTCCGATTGCATCCCAAATAAGTTTTGGCATAATTAAAAATCCCCCTTATTAATAATAAATTCTATAAATATTGTGATTGAGATTGTCTTTTCC